ACCAGTATCATAAACTTTATTAGGGTTTTGTGTAATTCTGAAGTCGTTAGAACCAGTCACACCAACTGCCCAACCCGAAGGATCTACATCACCATCAGTTTGAATATAAGATGTAAAGGCATTACCTTCATTAATATCAGTCTGCATAGCGACAATAGCATCACCCGATGGAGACTCGTGATTGTGTACAAGAATACCATTGGTTGTTGGATTTCCCGTACCTGTACAATAGACTTCCAAGTGTGCTGCGGGTTGTGTAGTACCAATACCCACACGCCCTTCGCTTTGAAGGGTCATGACGTCCACTTCATCTGCATAGGTTTCATCTGACAAATAAATATCCAACTTTGCTTTGGACTTTCCAGATGTGTTATCATGCTTACCCATCTTGAAAGATGCCCGAACACCATCCCGTGTCTCATTCCCTTCCCGAGCCAAGTGCATCACCGTACCCAGGTCGGTTGTATCCACAATTGGTTCAGTATTTGTGACAACAAGTGAAGAGTCCAGATGATTGTACCCATTTCTATATGTTGGTTGATCATTGAGGAATACTGTACCACCCGAAGTATGGAGTCTACCCACTGGGTTCCCTACATTTATACCAACATTACTTGTTTCCAGTATAGTCAATTTTGGTGTTCCCATTGCGGATGTAGTACTCGCGTACACTTTCAGACCCTTACCAGATCCGACAATATTTTCAATTTTGTTTTCACCAGAATTGACCAACGAATAAGATCGCATGGATGTGTTTCCACCAGATCCCCAAATATTACCAACTGTAATTACATTACTTCCTTTGACATATATACCACCATCGATCGTAAGTTTTTCATTTGGACTGGTATTGGATATACCAACATAACCTTCTGATGTAATATTAAATCTATCTTTATTCCTGGTTTTCATTTTTATGAATTGGTTTGCACTTGATTGTCTGGCACCACCAATTTCAATAGAAGACGTATTGGAGTTATATGGACCAGATTTTATAACGAGGGTATTGGAGACACTGTCTCCACCATATCTATCCGCATGAAATAAAATATTTGAATGAGAATAAACTACTTCCGTAATGAGATTTGTTGTTTCTGTATTACCCAAAACCCGTAATACACTTGAAGCACTTGTATTTGCATAAATGTGTGTACCAATTGACAATGTATCGGTTGGGGTTAAATTTGAAATACCCGAAGGAAATGTACCTGTAGTTCGAAGTGAAAACACTTTAACATTGGAATTTATAGTAGCTGGTGTTTGTGAAGTTGGATCCAATGTCAATAAATTACCAGCTTTTAAACCATTAGGACCAACAACAATCCCTTTTGCGTATACATTACCATTTGCGTACATGACATTTGAACCCACGTCTTCGAAGAATACGTTTGATCCGATACATAGGTCATGTGTGGGATACGTATTTGCAGCACCAATATTATTTGCTGTGTAAATGTCACCATATACATGAACATTAACTAATGTATCTCGATCAATGGTAAAAGTTGATACCTCTGCAAAATCTTCGGTAGCAAAAAATGCAAATTCTCTACCTCTATCACCACCAACAAAACCCATTGCAACATTTGAATACGCTCCCCCGGGTGTCATTAAAAATCCCGTTTCGTTCACACCCGCATCATTACCGGTGCCCGACATAATAATAGAATCTTCCACAACCAGATTCACAGTTTTTTTGTAACGAGCCGTTTCTGATACAAAAATATTGCCAGTAACTTCAATATTACCATTGACTCTAAGAAAGCCGTCAACTAATGAAACGTTACCATTTATTAAAGCTACGTTAGCTCCTTGGTCAAAAAACTCAATATTTGAACCTATGTTTAGGTTTGAAGTGGCAACAAGATTAGTGGAATGTGTTGTACCTATTACCTTAACGACATTTGAAGCAAATTGATCAATAATAATATTAGAACCGGGTGTTATTATTTTATCCGAAACAATAACATTTGTACTTACAAGATTACCATATACTGTCATTAAATCTCTACCAAATAGATCAACGTTTACTTTGTTAATGTCACTATTATCATTAATTTGAAAAGTCTTTGTTGGGTTAGTGGTACCAATTGATAATTGATTATCTACAAAAAAACGTGAAGCACGTCCACGTTCTTTTAGATCAAAAACAATAGAATCATCTTTATCTATAAAAAGTTTATTTGACACAGAAATACTCTTTGATGGTGCGGTATTAGAAACTGCAAATTTATCTGAAACAATTTCATCGGCTTCAATTTCTTTTGTCAAAATACTTGTGACTCCTGTAAGAGTTTCCTCTTCAATGGGCTGCGCATCTAAACTTGCAACATAAATTTGATCGAAACGTGCTGTTCTACCCATTTATACTTTAGTTGCCGAATAAAATTCCAGCCAAACCATTCTTGATCCTGAGTACATTATAGTTCAGAGCTATCAATGATAGATCTTGGTTTTCTTCCCTGAGAATACCCTTTTCAACCCCTCTTATTATAAGCTTCGCGTTATCTAGTCTACTGAAGTTACATGTACCTGTGGGGTTGTATTCCGAAGCATTTAACCCAAAGTGATATGCAAAATATCTTGTATAAAGTAAATCATCTGTATCTACACGAAAATCTGATATACCATATTTAGACTTGTAATAATTTTGAACCGTGTGGAAATATGTTGGTGTCATATTTTCTAAAAGTGGTGTACCATTTAAATGAATGTCTGCATTTTTAAAAGTAAAACGATCTTGAAGAGATGTTGTATGTTTTGCACTGAAACCAAAAAATAAGGATTTAACCGGGTGATTAAGTGTTCCTATGTCCAAATCGTTATACCCCCCTGTTTCTACGGAGTTGTCGTATACATTTGAAAGTGGGTATTCTATTTTTTGAGTCTGCGTGATTATAAAATCCATTTGTCGGTTTACTAATGATTCTCGTTCCTCTTTGTCCAAATATATATAATTGCCATAAACATTAATTCTTTTCAAAGAATCGTCATATCCTACTAAACTGTTGTGATTGAAATTTACTTTAATTTCAACTTGGTGATGTGCGAGAGAAACCAGTGGTAGAAATGCACCATGATCACAGAAAAAGAAGTGAAGTGGTTGAAAATTTCTATGTGAAGAATTTGTTTTGTTTGTAAGTTCTAATGTTTTTGAATAAGAATCCGAAAGATAGTTTGGCCATATATCCGCATAATAATCATAGTGTTGAGAATCTACTTTCTGACCACCAATATAAAGATCTATTGTTGAGTCAAAAAGAAGGTTTGATGAAACGTTTGAATATTTACTTTCACCTTCAAACCAAACACAATTTATAATATCACCGAGAACTGGTACAGTAAAAATTGGATCTTTGTCTGTGATAGTTTTTATAAATTTTGGTGCTTGTGAAAAATTTGTATGTCGTTGGAATTTCATACGAAAAAATGAATGTCCTTCTTCACTATTAATATAAATATCTTGTGCACCTTTGGAGACAAGTTGAATTAATGCACCTGACATTTATTTAATGTTCAGATTATAAAAACAGACACTTTCCCTGAGGGAACTCAGACTTCTTCTCCTCTTCCGCAACCTTACCATGTATTTTGAAACCACCTTGACGATACACTTTCATTCTCTTGTAGAACATAGCTGTAAAGAGTGACCATGGGTCATGAATGTCATAGATGTGTGGATTGTTCTTTTTACCTTTCGTCTCTCGCATGATACGACCAATACTCTGAGTTATGTCTGACTTCGGTGACGCCAAAATTACTGTATCCAGTGTTGGAATGTCTAAACCTTCATGAGCTTGACTGAAAGTTGCGAAGATGATCTTTTTCTTGGATGAAGCCTGAAGATCAGCTTCTTTCATACCACCCATGTAGAGTCCGGAACTTTTTGGAAAGCATTGGTTGAGCATCTCACAATGCCAACGACGATCACTCAAAACAAGAAGTTGTCGTGTTCCAGCTGAAGCCTTTTTGATAAGTTCAACAAGCATTTGATTTCTCTTTCTGTCTTCAACAACTTCTGTAATCATATTGGGCATTGATACTTTTCCAAATCTTGTGGACGGTGGGGGATTCCTATAATTGAATGATTCATATGTTATAGGGAAAACCTCCACTTGCTCCTGATTCTTCCTCTCAACCGCAAAGAATGTTGGGCCCATAAACCAATGAAGTACTTTTGTGAGACCATCTTTTCTTTCCGGGGTTGCCGAAAGACCAAATATATGTTTGGGACACATTTTGAAAAGAGACTGACTGAATACCTTTGCACAAATATGATGGGCTTCATCAACAATGAGAGTTCCTATGGAATCAAAGTCACTGAATGAGTACTCTTTGAGTGACAACGACTGAAGCATGGCAATGACAAAGTCACAATCGGTCTCCTTTTTGTCCTGCTGAACTATACCTATTGTAGCACCCGGGCAGAATTGTTGGATTCTCTCCTTCCACTGATCAGCCAGAAACTGTTTATGAACTACAATCATTGTACGATAGCCCAATTTACAAGCTATCGCCAAGGATACGGTGGTCTTTCCATACCCGCATGGGAGCGAGAGAACTCCATGACCTGCCTTAATAGCCGCAGCAAGAGCCTCGTTCTGATGGGTTGCGTCTCGTAGGGTTCCGACGAATTTTGCGTTTGACCTGGCTGGTTGAGGACGCCTGTCTTCCTTTGGTTGCCCCACCTTAGCAATTCCGTAGAATCTTGGAACGCAGACTCCATTCTTAGCTGTTCTAAAAACTTTGAAAGGTGGTGGAGGAAATCCATAGTCGCTATTGACTTGTGGTCTTACCGTAAGCTCCTTTTTAATTTCGGTAACTGGTCCCTCGGTAATGAGATATCCCGTGCGGGTCAGCATTTAATATATTAAAGATTTGTAACTTTATATAGCTAGAAAAACAATGACTATCAACATTGATGATAATATTGAAAAAATTGACAAAATTATTACCAAAATGAAGTCGGAACTGAAAACAATGCAGGAAAAGATTAGATTCACTAAAGATGAAATTTTGAGACTTGAAGGGTGCAAAATTGTTTACAGTGGATTTAAAAATGCTGGTCTTTCTGAAATAAAATCTTCAAAACATAAAAAACCCAAGAAAGAAAAAACGGACAATACATCTAATGAACAGTTTTCTTATAAAGTTGAATCATTCTGTAGTGACGAAAAATTTGAAGCTGATTACGAAAATCACGAACAGGCGCCATTACCAGATTTTCTAAAAAAGGGGGATGAAAGTGACAGTGACAGTGACAGTGACAGTGACAGCGACAGTGACGAAGTAGTTAAAAAATGTGTCGATGGTGTTACCGTTACAGAAAAAACTGCAAGAGATAGATTATCAACGATGCAGGATGATAATCTTTACCATATTAATACTCACAGACATAAATTTACGTCTAACTGATCATTTTGACACATTTCCACGAATATCCACTATATTCTCCAACGTTCCAAACACCCATAAAATTGATATCAATTTCTATTTCATCACCCTTTATAAGAGACTGCACAGGTTTTCCTTCAACCTTACACATCACTCTCCTATATCGGAACGGAACTTTAACTGTTAGAATTAGACCATCAAGAGGGTTATCAACGTGAGCATTTTTAATGAGATGAGCTTTATTTGCTTGCATACGTTTTATGATTTCACAACAATTTTCAGGAATGACCACACGAATATACTTTTTGTCATTGTGGTCATACATGGGTTGATAAACTTTTGCTATAAACTTCATTGGTTCCTATTTTTATAAATTAGAATTAAAACTATAAGTAAAACAATTGTCAATGACAAAACTTGAGTCAAGAGTAATGGATTGAGAGGTTCTCTAGTTCCAAAACACTTATGACTGAGGGACCTTGATACCTCCACCGCTGCTTCAATACTTGAGTAGGGTGTGTTGCGGGGTGACATCATGCCACACATTGCGACATTTGGACACTTTCCAAAGAATGGGAGTTGTCCGTGAAGACTGAGAACACCCGAAGATTGGGTGAATTCCCATCGCCCAGTTTCTTCATTCCAGTTTGAACCCCAACCAATTCTGATGGACTTGGGAAGGGGTACGTCCAAACATTCCAAAACTTTGGTTCTCAATTCTTCTGGTGGACATGTCAAGACTTCTTCTGTCAGGTCGCAGATAACACATGAAACCGTCTTTTCATCCGAAAGTACAACTGGTTGAAGATTCCATCTAGTTGTAGCGGCGATTTCTAAATCATCACCAAGCTTCACAGGTTCATCAAAATCAA